GCACACCGTATCGACAGAACTTGCGACCGGCGAAGACTGCGCCGTGGTGTGCAACATGGAAGGACTCGTGGGATTTGACGAACTCACGGTATCACTTCACGTTCACCGATCCGAACGTGCTGGCGATCACAGGCAACGACATCTCGTATCCGTCATATACAGAAGGCGCACTCGCTGCCGCACTCACTGCCGGCGTCACTGCTGCTGCACCATCGCACGAGTGGATACACGGTCAGGTCGAACTGTTGATCAACGGCTCGACCGGGCGCTCGCGTGCACGCAAGTGGTGCATCAGTGGCTAACAAACGCTATCGCATCACTGAAGGTGGAATGCACGACCGCTTCCATCAATCACGTGCGAAGATCCAAGTCATCGGCGGCGGTTACGGCAACGGTAAGACCGCCGCCGCATGTGTGAAGGCGCTGAAACTCGCGATCGAATATCCCGGATGCAACGGTCTCATCGCTCGCAGCACGTATCCAAAGCTGAACGACACGATCCGTCGTGAGTTTATGCAGTGGTGCCCGCGTCACTGGATCAAGCGCCTCTACACGAAAGACGACAACACAATCATCCTGACGAATGGCACGACGATTAACTTCCGGTATGTAGCTCAGCGTCGCCGTGACCAAGAAGAAGCACAGTCGAACTTGCTGTCGGCCACCTATGACTGGATCGTTGTAGATCAGCTTGAAGACCCCGAGTTCAGCCACAAGGACTTTATGGACTTGATCGGTCGGTTGCGCGGTGGAGCAACATACGAGGGAAATGACCGATCTATGCCGAAGGTCGGTCCACGATGGTTCATCGCCACTCTCAATCCAACACGGAATTGGTGCTATCGAGAAATCATTAAGCCGTTGCACGATTACAAGCGCGGCCTCATCAATCCGAAGTTGATTTGTCAAGTGGACGCGGACAGTAAGGCTGTCCTCACTAACGGGCGACCGACACCTGTAGTCGAGTTGTTCGAGGGCAGCACATACGAGAACGTGGATAACGTCGGCGAAGATTACATCAAGACGATGTTGTCCACCTACACGGGTAGTATGCGTGATCGCTTCGTCTATGGTCATTGGGGTGCACTCTCCGGTCTGATCTATCCGACATTCGATGAAGCCGTGCATTGCATCGCACGTGATGAAGCGTTCGAGTATCTGCGCGAGATGCGCATGTCTGGGTATCGACCGACATGGATCGAAGGTTACGATCATGGCCTCATGCGACACAGTTGCTACGGACTGTTCTTCGCTGATGACGACAACAATATTGTCCTCATGGACGGGTTCCGCGTTCGTGAACAAACTGTCGCACAATCTGCCGAGTCCATCAAACGCATTCGTAACCTATATAACATCAGCGACGAAGAACTCACAACGCCGATCTTTGCTGATCCCGATTTGTTTCGACGGAAGACCGGCAACTCGCAGACAGTCGGCGAGACCGTCGCCAAGCTGTTCGCCGATGAAGGCATTGACATGCAGCGCGGGAATAATGACATCAATTCCGGTGTCGCTAAGAATTGGCAATACCTGACGCCTGTGCCGGATCACGAGCATGTAGTTACCGCAGTAAGTCCTGCGCCTCATTTCTACGTCTGCTCGGAGTGTGACTGGTTCATTGACGAGATCACCGAGTATTACTTCAAGCGTGACACGTCGGACGAGATGACCGACAAGCCGACCGACCGGAATGATCATGCGATGGACATGTGGAAATACGCGATGACGCAGCGACCGAAGCTCGCGCGCTACATCGGTAAGCCGAACACACCGCCCGCGTATCTAGCATGGCATGAGATCGAACGAGAAGAACGTAGACAAGCGAAGCCGAGGCACAGATGAGCTTAATCATAATCGTCATCGTCATTCTGCTGTTGTTCGGTGGATTGGGCGGTGGTTACTACGGATACCGCGGCGGATACTACGGTCCTGGTGGGTTTGGCATCGTAGGCATCCTACTCGTCATACTCGTGCTGTTCTTGCTGTTCGGCGGCGGTATTCACGGAAGGTTCTGATCGATGAGCGGCGAGTTCGACGACATCATCAAACAAGTCATGCAGTCGCGCGGCATCACGCCTCCACAGACAGGTAGTGGGTCGTTGTTTGACACTGATCCGTCGAATGCACAAGGTCTGCAAGTTCCTGGCAACTTGAACCTGCATCAGCGACCGGTCGTGCACAACAGCAACGGCAGTATCTCGACTGTGCGGTCTGCAACTGTCGGTAATGATCAAGGCCAACAAGTGTTGATCCCGACTGTCATCCCAGGTCGCGGCATTGTGCCGATTGACCAAGCACAGAAGTATTACGAGATGACTGGTCAGCACCTCGGCATCTTCGACACACCAGAGAATGCAGACGACTACGCAGTTCAACTGCACAACAAGCAAGCCGGTGAATACAGATGAGCGGCACAACTCCTGAAGACCCAAACAAACTCGAACTGGACAATATCCAGGAGCCGGACGGTGTTCAGCGCGCATACGATGAAGCAGGTGTGCCGCCAGATGCGCCCGTCGAGCCGCCGCCTGTTTACAAAGTTATGCCGGACAGTCGAATACCGGTGTCAAGCAAGCGTGGCACACTCTGGCGCGCTCGTCGTGATCTCGCACAGAAGGCGATGGGCGATCTCCCCGATGCATGGGATGAAGCCGTGCGTTATTACAAGCACGATCAGCAGGAGCATCGTGACGGTAATGATGTTGGGGTCTCGGGTAATCGTTATCTTGCACGGCAACTCAATGAGCGTCTCACCTCGACAGAGAACATCGTATTCTCCAATGTTTCATCGCAGGTTCCTGAGCTATATGCAAAGAACCCAATCGTTACACTTACGGGCACACAAGGCGGTGATGAAGCAGTTCGTGCAGACAACAACGAGTTCGCACGTGCAGGCGAGAAACTGATCAACTCGCTGTTCCAGATGAAGGGCGCACCGGGCGTCAATCTCAAGCCCAAGGCCAAACGCAACGTATTGAACACACTGCTGATGAACCGTGCATGGTTTGAAGTCGGCTACGTGCAGAAGGACCAATCGAGCGAGCAAGCACTACAGAACATCATCACGTTGTCGCAGCAACTTGCCGAAGCCAAAGACGTGAACGAGATGAAGCGTATTGAGGCCAAACTGTATGCGCTGGAGGAACGTGTCGAGTTCTTGCAGTCGAGTGGTCCATTCGTGCGCGTGCGTCTCGCTGGTCAAGTATTGGTCGATCCTGATTGTCAAGACCCGGACGGAATTGCTGCGAATTGGATGATGGTCGGTGACATGCTGCCGACTGACTACATCAACGCCGTGTATGGTGAAGAAAATCCTGAGAACCCCGAAGAAGTGCACTCGATCTTCGAGCCGACACACATCATGGTCGGTGGCACGTCCGGGGTGAACGGCGGCGAGACCGACATGGGCAAAGACAACTTCTCGCTGTTCAACAAGGAAGCTGCATTCAAGAACTACGGCTTCAACGACCAATCATCGTTCGACAAGGCCAAACGCACGCAAGTGTGGTATGTGTGGGACAAAGTCACACGCCGACTGGAGTTGTGGGCCGACAACGATTGGAAGTGGCCGATCTGGGTGTGGGATGATCCATACCAGTTGCAGAACTTCTACCCGCTCACACCGATGTGGTTCCACGACGACCCGGCATGCATGTATGCGAAGGGCGAGGTGTCATACTACCTCGACCAGCAGGACCAAATCAACGAGATCAACGATGAGAAGCGTCGTGCACTGATGTGGGCACGACGCAACATCTTCTTTGATCCAGACAGTGGCGTAACGCAGGACATGGCAGACAAAATCCTGCAAGGACCACGAGCGGTTGCAACACCGCTCAAAGTGCCCGAGGGCAAGAAGCCGGAAGACATGTTGTTCTCGATCACGCCGCCGAGTAGCAACTTCGCGTCGTTGTTCGACAAGAAAGACCTGTATGCTGCAATCGACCGCATCGCAGCTACATCCGAAGCACAGCGCGGTGGCGAGTTCAAGACGAACACGACGAACAAAGCCATCGACTACTACAGCACAATGGGCAACATGCGCATGGACATGCGCCTCGACGCAATCGAGGACGCCATCGCTGATGTCGGTTGGAAACTACTGCAACTATGCCTACGCTTCATGGAACCGCAGACCGTGCAAGCGATTACGAACCTCGATGTCACACAGTTCTGGAAACCGCTCGACCCGCTGGCCGATCTGAACCGTTGGTCGGTGCAGTGTGTCGGTGGTTCGACACAGAAGGCATCAAGTCAGGCAAAGAAGCACGACGCGGTCGAGATCGGACAAATCCTGTCGCAGTATGTCAAGGCAGCACCTGCAACAGTGCTGAAGGCATCACTACGCATGTTCAGTGAAGCGTTCGACAGCTTCTCGATCACGAAGGAAGACTGGGCTGCAATTGATGCTGAAGTTGAACACACATTGGTTGCAGGACAGGGTGGTGCACCGGGTGTTGGTGGAGGCTCCCCATCCGGTGCACCTTCACCTGATCAACCGGGTGCAACACCGGGCGGCGGTGAACCATTGCAGATGGCAGTGATGGTTACGAAAGCACTCGAACAATTACCGCCGCAAGTATTGAAAGCCATCGGAGTTGCATTGGCACAAGGTGCACCACCACAAGCAATCTTGGCACAGATGCTACAGGCCGCGCAAGGCGGAGGTGCGCAACCAGGCAATGGCGCAGCACCGCCACCGCAATCAGCACCCGATGGAGCTAGACTACAATGAGTTATGCACGCAGTGCCGACAGCGGCACATCGACTGAAGACACGATCCTCAACAACATTCCAGGTATCGATGACAACACTGGCGATGATACTGGCGGTGCTGGCGGCGATACTGGTGGCAGCACTACTGACGGTGGTGCTGGTGGAAGAACTTCGGCTGCACCGACTGAAACGGGAACTCAACCGACTGATCGACCACGCCACGACGGATTGCTAGAGCGACCGAATGCTGAGAACCCTCGTGCGCGTGATCTTGTTGACCCTCGCACTGGCCGTGTTGTTGCACGTGGCGGCATTGAGCGCCATGTCTTTGAAGAAGGCCAGCGGCATGCACGAGAGAACGCAACTCTCAAGCAAGAACTCAACACACTACGACAGCATGTCGGCACAGTCAGTGAAGTGTCACGTGTTGCCAACGAACTTGCCGTCACACCCGAGAACCAAGTCATTGCAATTCGAGTGATGGCCGACTTCGTTCGCGATCCGGTGCGGACACTTCAGTCGCTCATTGAGGAAGTCAAGTCAAAAGGCTATCCGCTGCCGTTTCTCACCGAAGGTGTGTCACCCGGCATGGACCTCAACGCAATCGGTCGTATGATCGATGCGAAGATGATGCCGTTGACGCAGCAACAGCAGAATGCACAGCGTCAGGCCGAACAAACCGCCGCGCTGACGAAACAACTTGACGCTTTCCTGGTGACAAACCCCGAGGCCAATGCTAACCTCGGCGTGATCGCCCAAATGATGGAGGCCCAGCCCCACCTCACCCTGCATGATGCGTATGTCAAGATGATGCAGTGGTGCTATACCAACGGACTTGACTTCTCGCAACCGATAAAGCCGCAAATCGACGCAATCAACGAAGCGGCGCAGCAGAATACCCAGCAGCCTACTCAGCAGCCTGTGAATGGCCGTCGTCCACTGCCAAACGGCAGAAGCAGCAATGCCGGAACAACACCAGTCGGCGACGCACGCTCATTCGACGAAAACTCTCCGTGGAGTGCCATCATTCGGCAGTCGATGGAAGAAAGTGGAATGACATTCAGATGAGGAGTTGAATAGATGCCTGTTGGTTCAGTAGTTCCGTTGCTTGCAACGGTTCTGAACTCGACACTCACGAAGTCGCGCAAGAAACTGATCATGGCGAGCATCAAGTCGTGCTCGCTCATGGCATGGGTCTTCGCGAATGACCGTGTCGAGTATGAAGACGGTGGTTACAACATCACCAATCCGCTGACGGTCGGACGCAATCCGAACATCGCGTCATACCGTTACTACCAGCAACTGCCGATCGACCAGACCGACGAGTTTGACACCGTCGAGTATGGTTACTCGCGTGTTGCCGGTTCGGTCATCATCTCTGACCAGGAAGAAGACGAGAACAACGGTGCGGCTGCCATCTTCAAGCTGATGAAGGCGAAGATGGATGTCCTTGAGGAAAGCATCAAGGAGAAGTTCTCGTCGTATCTGTATGGTGTCGGCGGTGGCACTGATCCGCTCGGACTCGGCACCGTCATTCCGACCAATCCAACGGTCGGTGTGCTCGGCGGTATCAACCGCGCGACGCAGATACAGTGGCGCACGAGTGCATACAACTTCGCCGGTGGTATCGACTCGACGAACATCGAGGAAGTGTTCGACGACGTGCTGATGGACTTGACGCTCAAAGGCGACAAGCCGACCGTCATTCTCGTCGGTCGCAACATCTATCGTATCTACCGGCAGGCTGTGCGTGACAAATTCACGATGCCACTGTCCGAAGGCAAAGCCGGGAAGCGGATGTTCGATCTCGGCTTCGAGGGATGCTTCCACAATGGCATTCCACTGATGTATGACGAAGACTGCCCCGTCAACTTCTCATACTTCATCAACGACAAGTATCTCCGGCTCACGATCCTTCGTGGTGTGAACATGAAGGTCAAAGAACTCACCGCGCCGTGGAACGTCGATGCTGCAGGCTCGCGCGTTGTGTGGCAAGGTCAGTGGTGCACATGGAGGTGCTTCCGCACACACGGAGTTGTCACAAACTGATGCCCGAAGCGAACCTCATGCCTGCATGGCAGGCAGAACGCGTCACGGGTAAGTTCACCCGTGACATTACACGTATTGTCGAAGACGTGCGTGTCATCAACGGCCACAACGGAGAGCGCAAGATCATTACGCGCAATCTCGTCAAGGAGAAGGAGGATTTCACCGAAGGCATCATGCTGTATTTCCCGCAAGGTCACTCAATGCTGATCGCTGCGGATGACCATGAGCAGTTGATCCGTCTCGGCGTCATGCGTGACCCGCGACTGGTTGACATGGAGAGTGGTGAAGTCGCACCGCAGGGTTTCACCATGACACCG